AAAGTAAAAGTTCCTATTTCCTTAATAATCCTTGAACTTCCGCCGCCGGATAATGCCGCTTATGGCCAGCACGGACATATTAGATATTTGACCAAGAAGGCAAAAGAATGGAAAGAGATGGTTCATTTTTTAGGGTTTCAGTTATGTATTAAACCGACTGAAGGAAAAGTTAAGATGAGAATTAGATTTTATCTAAAAAGAGAGCGGGATGTTCAGGGTTCGTTAAAATTATTATTTGACGCATTAGAAGGAATAGTTTATAATAATGATAAGCAAGTTTATAGTTATTCGGTTAAGAAGTTTTTAGATGAGGAATCAAGAAAGAAACCAAGAATTGAGTTAAAAATAGAAAAATTATGAAAAAGGGGTTTTTAACTACTCATAAAATAGCAAAAAAAAGGAAAAGAAAAAGAAGATATGAGAAATTGAGAAATCTTTTCCGTTATCAATCGAAACAGGCGAAACAGGTAATCTTGCCGCCAAAAGAAAAACCGAGGACTTCTTTTTTTAGAAGATTGTGGTATAATATATCAGGATTTTTAGAAAAACTAATAAAATGGGCGGTGAAGAAGAAATTTTACATCAAGCAGAAAGAGTAATTAGTATCAGGGCAAATTATATTAAAAGGCCTTCCGGGGTGGACAAAAAGGATATAGAGCAAGAATTAAGAATAGAGATTTTAAAACAGAAAAGCAGATTTAACAAGGAAAGATCAAGTCAAAAGACTTTTATTGAAAGAGTGATTACCTGGAAAATAGGTTTATTAAATAGAGATTTTAAAAGAAAGAAAAGAGAAATAGAATTAAAAACAATTCCTTTCAGTTATTTGGGATTTAAACAAAAAAGACGGATAGAATAATAAGACGGCATATATAGTATGTAGAAGGGTATTGAGGGAAAAGAAGAAAAATAAAGGTGAAAAATCATCTTTATTTTTTTATGGAAGAAATTAAACCAAAAGAAGAAATTAAAAAAGAAGAAACAGAACCTGAAATTCCAGGAAAGATACAGAGAATAAACGGGAAATTCGCTCCTGGTGTTTCTGGCAACCCGGCAGGAAAGCCGAAGGGATCTATCTCGATAATAACCAAAATAAAGAATATTCTTCAAGAGGTGGCAAAGACTTCCGATGGAAACAAGAGGGAAAGATTGGAAACATTAGCTAGAAATATAGTTTTTATGGCTATAAATGAGAAGGATAAAGATATGATTAAGATGTTAGTCAACTATATCGATGGGATGCCGAAACAACCAATAGAGGGGAATTTAGAGGGTAATTTCATAATTAAATGGCAAAATGACAACGAGGACATTAATGATTCCTTATCAGAGAAACCAATTTCAGAAGGAGATTCATCAGGACAAAACCCGCTTTAAGGTTATAGTTTGGCACAGAAGAGCTAGAAAGACCACGGCCGCTATAAACGAGATAATCAAGAGGGCGATAAGCAATCCGAATTATATTTGCTGGTATGTGGCCCCGACCTATAGGGACGCAAAAGAAATTGTCTGGTTAGATTCCCAAATGCTCTTTAAGTATTTACCGGGAGAATTGATAGAAAGTAAGAATGAAGTCGGACTTTGGGTAAAACTGAAGAATGGTTCAAGGATAGTCTTAAAAGGAGTGGACAATCCCGAAAGTCTTAGAGGCCAAGAGGTAAACTTTATAGTCTTTGACGAATACCAGAAAATAGCCCTTAGGTGGAAGGATAAAGTGTGGGAGAAGATAGTCAGGCCGGTGATAGAAGCAAATCAAGGGGAAGGTTGGTTTATAGGCACTCCTGAGGGAATAACCCACTTTTACCAGCTATATCAGAAGGGAAAGGCGGGAGAAAAGGAATGGAAGTCCTTTTTTCTGAATATCTTTGAAAGCGGGATATTTACGAGAGAACAGATAAAAAAGATGAGAAAAGAGATGCCGGATGCCTATTTTAGACAAGAGTTGCTTTGCGAGTTTCTTGAAGACGCTTCTTCGTTCTTTACGGGTATAAATAAGGTTTTATACAATCCAATTTCTTTTGAAATAAAAGAAGAGAAGTTTTATCAATTAGGATTGGACTTGGGGAAATATCAAGATTTTACGGTTCTTTATGCTTTGGATGTGGCAACAGGACAAACAAAGGAAATAAATAGATTTAATCAATTGGATTGGACTTATCAGGAAACAAAGATATTAGCCGACTTAAAAAACTTTAAAAACTACATTTTAAGAATAGACAGCACAGGGTTGGGAGATCCTATTTTTGACAGGTTATCTTCGCAGGGCATAAACATTGAACCTTTTGTTTTCAATCAGAGTTCAAGAGAGGATTTATTGAAGAACCTTGCTATTTTGATAGAAACAAAGCAGATTTATTTGTCAGATGAGGAAGCGCTGAAAGATGAGTTAAAGGGATTTCAGCATTATTTTACAGGTTCAAGTCTGAAGTTGATCAGTCAAGTCGACCATGATGACAGGGTGATGGCATTGGCTTTAGCAGTTTATAATTTTAATAAAGAAGAAATAATTAAAAAAGAACCAAAGAAAAGGTGGGAGTTAGCTTCAAAGCCGACTACGATGGAGCAACTTTATAAAGAGATGGCTCCCGGCAAGGAGAGCGAAAGAAATCCTTTTCATTTTGAAGAATAAATATTATGGCAAAGGAAAAAGAAAAAAAAGAACAACAATTAAAAACAAATTCAAATAAAATAGACCAATTCACGCAGGAATTTGATTATTACGACAGCAATTCCTTAAGGGAGAGAGCTAAGTGGAAGGAGATTTATGACTTCTATGAGGCAGACACGATGGAAACAGGCAATCCTTACGCCTCAAACTTGGCTTTATTATCTTTATTCTCTTCGGTTGAGCTTTTTACGGCCTTTTTGGTCGGATTCAGGCAACAGATAAGCGTAAAGCCAAAGGAAAAGCAAGGAACACCCTCGGCGGACTTGTGGGAGAAGTTTCTTACGAGTCAATGGGAGTGGATATTGAAAGGCAGGGAGAAGATTATAACTTGGGTGAAACAAGGCATTTTATTTGGCACAGGGGTGCTCAAGTTGAATTGGGTGGATGATAAAAAGGAAAAATATGACGACCCGGCGCTTGAAGTTTTGAACTTAGACCAATTTTATACTGATTATTATTATAGAAATATTCAAGAGTCTCCTTCGGTAATCGTAAAATATATTAAAAATTACGACGACATAAAGAATGACGAGAAGTTTAAGGAGTTGGAGGGTTTCAAGGAATTTCTTATCGCTGACTTGACCGATTTGGGGGGTAAGACAGAGACAGAGAAGAAAGGGGTCAAAAAGGTGGAGATAGCGGAAAGGTGGACAAAAGAAACCACTGAGTATTATGTCAAGAAAAAGGGGCAGGAAAGCGACTGGTATTTCTTAAAAGAAGAAAAAAATGAAAATGGCTTCTTGCCTTTTGTAGTTTTTAGACCTATCCTTCCGCCTTTGAAGAATAGGTTTTATGGTATTAGTTCTTTGATTAAATCCTTGAAACTCCTGACAGCGAAGAATCTACTTATAAACCAGATGGTAGACAATATCACCCTGGTAAATCAAAAGATGTATATCGTCAGGAAGGGAGCGAATATAAATCCGATGGACCTGGTGGCAAGGCCAGGTGGAATAATCAAGGCAACGAATATTTCAAATGACATAAGAGTACTTGAAACTTCTGATGTCAAGAATTCTATAGAATACCTTTATAAAAAGATAGATGATGAGTTTCAGACAGGTTCTTTGATGACAAACTTGATGAGGGGTCTACCAGGGGCTGAGTTTGCCACCGAGATAGCAATTCAGCAAAAGAACGTTATGGTTTTGTTATCTTTGATTCGGGAGAACCTCAATGCAAGTTTCAGGGAACTGGGGCAGAAGTTGTTAAGGATAAATCAGGAGAATATCACGACCAACAAGATAATTAAGTATAAGGAAACGGAAAAGGAAATTCAATGGTTGGAGGTTTCGCCTGAAGAATTAAAAGGTGAGTTTGAAGTAGAAATTATCTCGGACCAAACTGCCTCCCAGGACAAAGCCCTTTTACAAAAACAACTGCTTGATTTTCTATCCATTATTTCAAAAGACCCTCAGGCAGTCCAAAAAGTAGACTTGATGAAGATTTATAAGAAGTGGCTGGAACTGACTGGATTTTCTGATGTAGATTATTTTTTTAAAGAAGTCCCGCTGCTCCCGGCTCAATCTTTAACAGCGTCCACAGGAATGCCAACAGGTCGGGAAGTCTTGCCCCCGGGCTCGGGCAACATAACCCCAGAACAGATGATGGCAACGGCAAGGGCTACAGCAAGGGCTCCTTCTTCGCCTAATATACCTACGATATAAAATATTTATTAAACAAACTAAGATATGCCAAGTAAAAGTAAAAAACAGGAAAAACTTTTTGGGATTGCTCTCTCAATCAAGAGAGGGGAGACTCCTGCTTCTTATTCTTCGGATGCGGCCAGGATAGCCAAAACGATGACCTTAAAGCAAATAACTGATTTTGCTTCCAAAGTAGTAGCTTCCAAAAAGAAGAAAAAGAATAAAAAAAAGAAATTAAGAATTAAAAAATAATTCTTATATGGTAAAAGAAAATGGTAAAGCGATAGCATTAGAAGGATTGCTCAATCATCCCGGTTGGAAAGAGTATATGGCGATTGTAGAGGGCAAACTTGAACAATTAAGGGACTTGCAGACCTGTAATAATGCTATTGATTTAGAAAGAAGGAAGGCGGTTTTACAATTCAATGCTGATTGCTTAAACGAAATAGAAGAAATTATAAATGAATCAAGATAATTTTTGATAAGAGGACACACCCTCTTTAAAAAGTGAAAGGTCGTTCGCTAATTTAAAGCGTTAATTAAATAGAGACAAAACTCTTAAAAATGTAATCTATGGACAAAGCAAACTTAGAGGAAGTAAAAGCTTCGTTGGAGGAAACTCCCGAAGAAGAGACGCCTTCCAGTCTCTCAAATGAGGAAGAGCCAAAAGAAGAAGAAAAAAAGGAAGAGTTGCGTATTCCCAAATCTCGTCTTGATGAGGTGATCGCCCAAAGAAAGGAACTTGAAGAAAAAGTAAAGGATCTTGAAAAGGGGACAGAATTCATCAGTCAATTGAAAGAGTTGGGAATAAATCCTACTGATGTGCTGGACTATTATAAGTCAAGTTATTCAGAAGAGGATATGAAAAAAATCAAGGCAACAAGAGAGTTAGAAGGTCTTAAGAAAACCGTTTCTTCTCTAAAAGAAGAAAGGGAGATCGAGGGATTTCTTAATTCTCAACCTTCTGCTTCTGTCTTCAAGACTTTCCTAATGGACTTGAAGAAAGCAAATCCTCAAAAGACTTATTCCGAATTGTATGAAGGAATACAAAATGGGATAAAACAACAGAAAAAAGAGGCAAAAGTTAACCTGACTGCAAATCTTTCGCCTGAAGAAACTTTTGAAGATTCTACTATTTCAAGTGAGCAATTTAAGAAATTGTCTCTTGAAAAACAGAAAGAATATCTGCAAAGGTTTGTAAAATAAAAGGCAAAGAAGAGTAGTAGTCAGAGAAGGTCGGTTGCTTCTTAATATAAAGATTAAAACTTTTATGGCAGTAGGAACTACAACTACTACAGCTTCTTTATTGAAACAATATCTTGCCAATGTTGTTTAAAAATTTGACTATTTGCTGGAAAAACTTCAAAAGATTAATGTCCTATTTATGGAAGAATCATTAATACAAGGAGTCAATCAGCAGGGAACTCTTAATGCCTATATTGCAGGATTGATGGACGGAGAAGGAACATTTGAAATTTATAAATGTATTTTTAAAAAAAGAGAGCATAGAAATGTAAATATAATGTTAGCGAATACTGACCGAAAGATAATTCAAATATTTATTGATTTTCTAAAACAGAACGGAATTCATTATCATATTTATACTTATGACAGAAAAAAATCAGGAAGAAAAATACAGTATCATATTTCACTTGTTTCTCATTCATCAAAGATAAAATTTATAGATTTAATAATTTCTTATTTACAGAAAAACAAAGAATTTGCTGAATTGATAAGAGAATTTTCTAAATATCGATATGAAAAATGGTTAACTTGGAGAAAAAATGGTGGAAACTTTAAAAATAGAGGAAATTATTTTAATCAAGAAGAAGATGATAAATTTTATCAAAAATATAGAATGTTAAGAGACGCCTCAGAGACTATAAGTCAAACATCTTATAATTTTGAAAAAGATGAAGATATAGTCCAACCTTTATTGAAAAATAAAGAATAATTGATTGGCAGAATTTCTTTCTAACTAATCTTTATAACAATCTTAACTTCAAAGATATCGCCAAGAAAACTACCGTTCCTCAAGGAGAGGGTGAAACTTTGCCCTCATAATAATTCTGCTATTTGCGGGAACATCCTAAAATCATAAATGCTACTTAGGCAAGAATTTTATGAATAATATTATGGACAATCCGCAGGCAACTTTTATCGCATATATTAATAAATATAAAGCGATAAAAGAGTCCTCAGAGACTATATGCAGAACACCTCATTATTTTGGTGAAGATATAGTCCGACCTCTATTGAAAGATAGAGTTAACAATTGAAAGTTTGTTGGTGGTATGGAGTGAGTAAGGTTGATCCAATAGGTGCGGCTTTATCTGAAGGAGCAGATCCAACTGCTCGTTCTTCTAAAGCTCGTCGAATATCAGCAAGCATAGCAGAGTATGGGAATTTAATTAAAAATTCCGTTCTCTTTATGGATACTGCTATCGGTGGGACCAAAGAACAGATAATGGCTGATTTAGCCAAAGACGCAGCTGAAACATTGGATAATGTCGTTAGAGACGTGGCGGTGGCAAATGGAACGGTTTTATTTGCGGCAGCAGCAACACATCGTTCAGATATAGTCTCTGCTTCTTCTGCGACTATTAAAGACATTAGAAGAGCGGTTAGATTATTGAGACTTTCTTCTGTGCCAACATTTCCTGGAAACGAATATGTGGGACTTTGTCATCCTGACATTGCTTACGATTTGGAGACCGATTCTGATTGGAAATATCTTTCACAATATAGAGATACGGTTAAATACGACATTGAAGGTGAAATTGGAAAGATTTATGGAGTAAGGTTTAAACTTGCTCCTACGATTCCAATTCTTCAGAACTCAGGTTCAGCGAATGTCAATGTTTATCGCACTCTAATTTTCGGTCCAGAATATCTTGGTCTTTCTGAAATTGGCAATGTAAAGATGGTCATGAATGAACCAGGTAGAGCTTCTGAACTCGGCACTTATAATACTTATGG